ATCTCACACCTCCGAGATGTTTTAAAAGTCTTGATTGAGGTGTAAACAGGTAAGCTAAAAAAGAACCCCTCAGTACACACTGAGGGGTTTCTCATTATTCCGCAAAATACTCTTTCACCGATTCACACACAGCCTCTGCAACGCCGTCTTTGTTTGGCAACTTCATAGAGATTAGCGGAGTTTTATCCTCTACAAACCAAATTAGACGCTCAGAGCGCAGTTCCTCCCACGGAAGAATCTCTGCACCCAGAGTTTCAGATTTAACGCCAATCATACGCAGATGATGTACAAACGGCTCAATCGCCTTGTGGCTCTCGCTGCGATCACGGCTCAGTACCTTGCCAAGCTGATTACGAGAGATACCCTCGACTTTGCATGGCTGAATCTTGCAGTTGTTGCCCTCTGCAATCAGCATGGTGTATGCTGGTTTCTCCTGTGCAATCTTGTAATAAGCTGCATAGTCGTCCATTGCCTTATACTCTACAACGTTCTGGAAACCCTCTTTTTTCATGGTCTCGATGACATTTTTGGCAACCGGATTGTCGTTGATGTTGACGATGACGATTTTCTTTTTGCTCCAATAAATGTTTGCCATAACAATACCTCCTATTTGGATTCAGTGATGGATATATATTCCTCTCGGATAACAGCATGGTTGAACCCAAGCTGATTCCATGCGTTTTCTACAGCAACACGAATGGTGTCCATATCAACCTTGATACCATGCTGCTTGCATTGTGCTGCAATATAGTCAGATGCCCACTGCAATTTCTCTTCGCCCTTACCAGCTCCAAGCAATATCTCTGCGGCTTGTACACCAGCTAGAGCGTAGTTCTTAATGGCTTCCCACTGGTCGTTCGATACCTTGCTGCGAATCAGCGGTACAATCACACTGGTAATGATGACGCTCATTAAACCAATCACAGATACGGCGATCTGTGTAACATCAATTTCCATAAATATTCTCCTTTACCATCTACCCACATTACATGAGTATCCTTTGGCAACTAGGTCTTTCTGGGTGATCTCAGCTTCTGCCTGTGTCGCAAACTTACCTACACAACATTTGCTTTCACTGGTAAATGCAAAGTATCTTCGCTTGGACAGTTCCTGTACATTCCCATTTGATACAATGACAGTATAGGGTAATTTGAATTTCTGAGGATTTTGCTGCTTATTCATCTTTGCAATGATAGAAGGGTAGTCCTTATATGCAATGTCTCTGTCTACGTCTCCAACAATGCCGTTGACCCTGCCAGTACCAGTATACTGCCAGATGCCGTATGGATGTTTGCAGGTGCATTTGCTTGCATACTGTGCAATCCATTTGTCGTAGGCGGTCAGCTGCGCAGGGTAGAGGTAGCTATCCAAAAAGTCTTTAGAGCAGTACAGCATAGCATAGTAGCCAGCAGCCTCAATCTCATCCAAAAATGCTTTGCAGATGTCGGTGTTGGTCTGCTTATTGCCGCCGGTGTAAATGCTTTCATACTCGATGTCAAAGGCAATGGGGTAGGTCAGCTTGTACGGCTTGACCGCCTTGATAACCTCCTGCGCCGCTCTCTTTGCCGCCTGTACGGTGGTGGCATAGCTGTATAGATAGATACCAACATCCAATCCTGCCGCCAGCGCACCTTTGATGTGCTGCGTAAAGGCACTGTCCAGCTTCAATACGCCGTTGTTGTAGCAGTAGCCGATACGAATGATGGCAAAGTCGATACCATCCGCTTTTACCTTCTGCCAATCCACCTTGGGCTGCCATTTGGATACATCAATTCCTTGTCTGTTCATCGGTATTGTCCTCCTTTCCATCAAATCCAAATTTTAATTCTCCAGCTCTAATATGCTGTTTTATCAACTGATTCAAACAGATCGCCGCAGCTGCTATAACATAACCCTGTCCTAAACTTACTGCGGCAAGTATGACCCATTGTATCCAGCCTTGTGGCTCACGAGAGGCAAAGCTAACAAGAGCAGATAGAAAAATCCCCACCACACAAAGGATGGTAGGGATTAGAGTATCATCAATTCTCTTTGATTTCTTTACAATCGAGCCAAGAGCATACAAGCAGGGGACAAGCCAGATGACTTCTGGTGATATGTATTCCTTTACTAGACTGGAAATCTCACTTAAAGCCTCCATTTGTCAGCCTCCTTTGCTTATATATTTGCTTGAAGTTTTACAATAGTTATTTGTACTGTTACATCGACAGTAGGCTTTGAGCCAATACAGACAGCGACAGCAGTACCATTGTTGTTGTCGATTCTGATACAAGTCACCCCATCTGCAACAAACTGCTGAAAGGTTGGTGTATCACAAGATACATCCAGTTTTAGAGAATCTTTGACCAGCGGATGAGTAAAGGATATTGTATAAGTACCGTCAGATTGTTCTGCCCAATCAGCAACTTTTAAGGTTTGAGAAAACATATCATGCAGACCATTCTTAGCGTCCACATATGCCTTTACAGCCTGTTCTGTTGCAACAGTATTTTGGTTTGGTGTAGATGCTAATGTAGCTCCACCAATCTTCTTTCCGCTGACAGCTATAGTTCCGTCTGCCTGAGCTGTAACTAATTCAGCAGCTTTATTTGCTGCGACCTTATCTAACTTCTTTGGCATATCGCCCTCCAGTTTTGTAATGGAGGCATTTAAATCAGTCACAATTCCTTCTACTGTACCAGCAATAGTCGCAATCTGTTGTGCAATATAGCCCTTTGCAGCATTGGCTACTAATCGTAACCCCTCAAAGGGACTTAGTTTTTCAGTATTCATTTCGCTTAATCTCCTTTCAAATGGTAAGTATGGGGTAGTGCTTTGCTACCCCATACGCACCGTCCTAACGATTAAGCAGCAGGGGAAGCAAAGACCTCGTTGAGCATTTCAGTTACTTCTTGGCTGGTTGCAATTTGACCCTTTACAACATCCTGTGGCAGAGTATAGACGACAGTTTCAGCACCATTGATTTTTACATTGCCGTTGGTGTTAGATTTCTCAACCTTGGTAGCATTTGCAGTAATACCATTCAGTTTAGTACCCTCTGCGTCAGTCATCAGACGAGAGCCAGCGACAACATCAACTTTCTTAGCAAGAGCAGCTTGCATATCAGCAGTCTTAGCGTAATCGCCAATACCAATAGCAGCAATAGATTCTGCAATGTAACCTACAATATCCTTGGATGCAGCTTCCTCTGGCAGAGTACCAATCAGGGTCTTAACAGCCTCGATAGCTTTGGTGTTCTTGGTGATATTGCCAGCCATAGTAGCAGCTTCTCCACCATGTTGAGCAGCCCAGTCAACCAACTCTTTATAGGTATTAACAACCTTGTCGTCAGATACTTTGGTTGCAAACTCATTCAGAGCATCGGTGACTTTCTGGTCTACAGAGCCAGCGCCAGAGCCTTTCAGGGTATCTACATCGCTCTTGACAGCATTCAGCGCAGACTGTTCTGCTTTTGCCTTAAATGCAGCTTTCAGAGCAGCATCAAAGTCAGCCTCAGATACCTGTGCCTTGTATGCCAGAGCCTTTAGACCAGCAACAGCAATATCAACGTTGTTGACTTTCAGAGTACCATTTTCAGTACCGGTAGCAACCAAAAGGTTTACCATCTTCTCAGCGATTTCCAGCGCAACACCGTTGACCTTTACACCTTCCAGTTTGTTTGCTTCGCCGCCGGTTGCAATAATACCTTCTACCTTCTCAGAGAGCTTGGTAAGGTCAGTCTGCTTTGCACAGTCAGCAGCTACTTTTTCAGCCAGAGATTTCAGGTGGGAAAGTTGCAGAAGTTTGTTTACATCGTAAGCCATAGTTCATTTCTCCTTTGTTTTGTTTGTCTGTTTTGGCTTATTTTCTTATACTACAGTGTTTGTGGGAATACCTCATTTAGCATTTCTTCCACTTCACCATCAGTAGCAATTTGGTCTTGTGGGATGCTTCCAGCACCCTCGTCATCGTCAAGTCTCTCAATCTTGCCTCCAATTAAAGCATAGATTTCAAACTTCTGACTGTCAGGGTTTTTGTAAAGGTACAGTGAATTTTCCTTTGCTGTTTCTGGAGTTGGAATAGTATCAGATGTCTGTAGACTTGACAAATTCTCCGAAGCAATCTTGTCTGTGATTGCCTGATTCATCATCTCAGTCTGTGGATACTTTGCCAGTTCCAATTTGATTCTCTCAGCCTGCATCTGTAACTGTGCAAGCGTTACAAGTTTTTGCTGTGCAGTTGGCATTGCTTTTCCTCCTTTCGCAGATGTTATTTATTGCCAAATACTCCATCCAACATAGATAGAATGTCTTGGTCGGTAGCAACTTCTCCGACTACCGGAGGTGCATCACCAAACACACCGTCCAGCATGGTGTCTACATCTTGATTAGTAGCAAGCTGGTCATCTGGCACAGGAATCCCTGTAAACTTGCCGAAGATTTCCTCCAACATTGTGCCAACCTCTTGGTCGATGGCAATATCATGATCGCCTTTGAGATACACTTCGTTGATGGCTGCTACAAGGTTATCCTTTGCGGTGGTGTTCAGAGTTTTCAAATCACCAATCATATTGAGCAGCTGCTGGTAAAGGGAAGGGGAGGGAGCAGAAAGATTGGTATTACCTACACCAACCTGTATCATTCCTACATTCACCCACACAGTTGGTAGAACTCTTACATTGTGGTCTACACCCACTGCGCCAATCAATAGCTCAACCCCAGCTTCCTTTAAAATTTCCCACGGAATTTGACACATATCGTTTTCGTCTAATGGGGTTTCTACACTGACATCTCCGGCTTTAAATAGAGCAATTCGCTTTAAATCTGCCCAGGTATCATCAAAAGCAAAGTAAACCTGATACGCCTTTACAGCGCCACTTGCTACTACTTCATTGCGAATCAAGTGCATTTCAGATTGGGTGACTCTCAATTTAATCATCGTTATCACCTCCACTCAAATGGTTTGTTGCAGATATTTAAAGCTGCGGGGTTGCCAGAATCATATCTCTCTGTTCGCTGGTAATAAACAGAGGGCAGTAAGCTCTGACTTTTGCCTCATTGATAGTTCCTGCTACCCACATAGACAGAATAAAGTTGTACATACTTGTTTCCTCCTTTGGAATAATGATATTTAAACTGGTCGAAATCGACCAGTTTACGGCTGTGATTGCATAGTCAGAATAGTATCCATTAAGCCAAGAATCGCCATGTCAGTTTCACTGGCTTTCTTATCTTGTTCTACCTGACTGTTTTCCAACTCATAAATGCGTTTGCCAAACTGCTTGCTGTAAATGTCAAGTTGTTCAGCCAGAGCATCGGATACTTCTGCCGGTACATCATAATTGATTGGCATAGTAAAGCGGTATTCTTGGTAATAATAGATTTTATCTTCTTCATTGTACTGGATGTTGGTCGGCAGATAGAATGTTCCAGCATCCATTTTAGAAGTAGGGTAGACCTCTGATGT